AAGTTACTGCAACACTTGACGCACTAATGGAATAGCCATATCGTCCAACACCATAAAGACCAGTATCTTCTCCAAAAGGAGCAGTTGAACCGGATGGTGATTGAGGACCTTGTTTACCAAGAATATCATCACCACTACCAAATTTACCTACTGCTGTTCCATACTTGAAATCCAAGTAAAAAACAAGACCAGAAGGAAGGTTCATTGGTTGAACAGAAACTAATTCCTGTGCAACTATGTTACCAAATACCCGTCTTACCAAAGGAAGTGCAACTCCAGACCATTCTTCATCACCCACACCTGCACCGGCGTTAGGGGATGTTTTTGAAGCTTCTGAAATTAACTGACGAGCCTGGTTTTCCAGCAATACTGCCATACCAGAGCGTTGCCACTCATTATCCATACCTTCTAAAAGTCCAGATTTTTCCCACTTGGCTACGAGCTTTTGTGATACTTCTCTTTGCTTCCGCATCGGGGAAGGGTCGAGAAGTGTTTTCATATCACTCATTATCGTTCTCCAAATTAATAATTAATTAATCGTTTAAAATGCCAGCCAATTTCTGAAAACGTTTTGCCACTTGATCTTCTTCAGTGATGATCTTTCGTTTAGGGGCAGTCCCGCCAGATTTACGACTAGCAAATTCCTTAATTTCTTTCTTCTTACTTGAACCGCTATCTTTATAAGATTCTGCCAAAGTAGAATAAACCAGCTTAATTTCACGAGTTGTTTGAGCTCTGTCAAACGTTTCGACGATTTTAAGTTTCTGGTCATTACTTAGAACAAATTCTCTAAATAAACGATTCGTATATAAAAGTTTTGCATTAAGGATGTTTACTTCATGAAGCTTATCACGTAAAAACGTAACAGCTTCCTTATATTCATTAAGCTCTGATTGCAGAGTTTCAACTTGTTCATGAACTTTACCTTTACCAGGATCTTCTTCATCACCAGCTGAAGCAGCTTTGACGCCAGTACCTTTACCGATACCAGAAGAACTAGATTGTTCATCTACATCTTCTTTATCTTCATCTTCATCTTCATCATCTTCTTCATCTTGTTCAGTTATTTCTTCTTCTTCAGCCTCATCAGCTTCAGCAATTTCTTGCTCAAGTTCTCTAATCACGGCTTCGAGATCAAGTTCTTCAGTTTCATCAAATTCATCTTCAACTACGATTGGTGCATATTTCACACCATCGATTTCAATGATATCTTCTTCAGAAATACCTTCTTCTTCAGGTTCTTCTTCTTCATCATCATCATCAGCATCAGCATCGATATCAATATCAACTACGGCATCTTCATCATCATCTTCACGATATTGACGAGCCATTTCTTCGGCATCTTCTTCATCTTCGGGTTCACCGAATTCATCTTCTTCATCTTCAAATTCATCTTCAGCAAGTTTTGCTGACAACATTGATTTCAAATGAGGAGTAAATGCTTCTTCTAAAGCCATCTTGGCATTTTGAAGTGCTGTTTCACGAACTGCTTTTGCATCTGCAATAGCTTCTTTTAACAAATCAGACATAATTTGTCTCCATATATGTTTTATATTGGAATAAAGTTATTCTGGAACTTTAATAGGAATTTCTATTTTAGACACCGTAAAAAACCACGGTGTATTGAGGTTATATATAAATATAAGTAAAAATTAAAAACTAATCTTTTTGTGACAATTTTATTTTCAATGCTCTGAGCTTTCCAAGTCGTCTTTTTTTAAGAGATTTTTTTTCATAACATTCTCTTTCTCGTAATTCTTTTAATAAACCTGAATTCTTGACTCTTTTTTTAAATTCCCTAAGAGCCCGTTCAATATTATTATCCTTCACATCAACATACAATAATGAATTGTTTTGTTTTTGAAGGTCTTTTTTAATTTTTTGTTTCATCTTATAACCTTTGTAATTTTTATTTACCAAACAAAAGCTCCTTTAAAGTAGGTGTGCTTTCATTCATTTGTTTTTCAAAATCCTTTTCCAATTCTTTATGTCGTTTAGGAGATGCTATATTTTTATCATCAACCTTATCCGTATTAATTGGATTATCTTTAACATCAATTGTATCCATGACTACTGGTTCAAAATCTACCATTTCATAACCAGTTGTTTTTTTAATAATTCTTGCCAACTCTAATTTATATTTGGCATACTTTTCTGATGGCATAAATCCCGTATATCCCTTTGTACCAGGAGAACCTGATGTTCCAGTTGCTTCATTAATCTTCTTCATCTTCTTCAATTAATTGTGCCTCAGACAAACACCCACGAGCTACAGCCACATGAGCATCTTCAATTAAAATTATTTCTGATATAGGTATTGGAAATTCATCTTGATCAAATTGTTCATTAAATACATCTAAAAATCCTTTAACCAAAGCCGATCCCCCACCTATAACTATTGGTACAGGTTCAGGAAAATTAGGTACATTTTCAACACCTTCAAATTGAACTCTTAAGTTCGTTAATAAATAGTTAATAAGAGCACCATAATAAGAACGAATTGCAATCAATACATTGGCTTCATCAGTTCCTTCTTCGTAAATATCTTGATATACTGACTTTGATAAATCAAGTGTATTAGATGATTCTTTAATATATGTTACTTTTGCTTTTGAAACTCCAGTATCCATTGATACATTATCATCAACCCAATCACCACCACGACTTACACTAAAAGATAATGATGTCATTCCTTGATACATTACAGCAATATTACACATACCAGCACCCATTGAAATTGCTACACCAGTTAATTGAGTATCAACTAATCCTTCATATCCAAGTGCGACTGGTTCTTCAATCTTTTTTGCACTATATCCGTATTGTTCTATAATTGTTCTCAATACATCCTCATGATATAATACTTCTCTATCTGCATCAATTGGTTTTGCTGGAATACAATAAACACAAGTTTCATTTTCTTTTGCATCACCTAAGAGTTCACCAATAATAGCATTTAATACTGGCAAAGAATCTCTTTCAGTTGGATTTAATAATCCACTTTTCATAGGTCGTCTTAATTCTGCAGTACTGAATATTTGAGCATAATTAAAAGCATGTTTACCAACAATATGTACTTTATTGGCTTTTTCTACATACGGAATCCCTTGTCGTTTTAGCATTCGTTTAACTTGACTTACTTCTCCATCAACCGTCAAAAATGCATTTCTTTGTTTTTTAATTGTATCTTCTGTGGCAGAAATGTAAAATGATGTTCCACAATCTAAACCTTTTGCCATATTATAACCCTCTTGTTAATTTTTTTAATTTATTTTTTTGAGTTTTTACTTTACCCTTGATAACTTCATCTGATTTAATCGTTGATGATGTTGGTTTTTCTGTATGAATTTGTTTCTTCACTTCTATGTCAATATGTTTTGGTTTTGGTAAATCTACTTCAACCACTGGTGGTCTTACAAATGGTTGTGTAAATAATTTCTTCGGATGATAAAATTTGTTTAATAAAAGATAAACAATAAAACCAATTTGCCACAATATAAGTGAACAAAATATAAATTCCTTAATCACATTATTTTTGTTTTTTCACAGCCTTAGTGACAGCAGCTCTACGTTTCTTCAAATAAGCATCACTATCATCAACATCGCCATCATTATCAACATCATCATCCTCTTTACCAACAGGATCTAAAGCCTCTTCAATATCATAATAACGATTAAGAATATTTCCCATATCTTCATATAAAGTAGACAGTCTTTGATTAACATTATTTGCTTCAAGAGCAGTTTTCTTAAATTGACCTGTCAAACCTTTTAATTCTTTCATATTACGTTTAACACTTACGGCATCAAACCAATCATCCGTTTCACTAGACATGATTTTGAGCTGACTCTGCCATTTGAACCAATTGTTTAGCAGCTTCCAAGATACCACCACCATTATAAAGTTGTTTCCCAACTCTAGCATAACTTTTAATTGCTTCAATTACTTGAAATTTATCAATTGCAGGTCTTTCTTGTGTTAAAGCATAATCTTCAACTATCTTTGCTAATTTAATATTTTTCATAATACTGTCCTATTTGTAAACAACCTATTGTATTGTTCTTTAAGAGGATGTTTTGATTCTGTTTGTGTTAATTTTCGGTTAATTCTTTCTTTCATAAATCTATCTGCTAAAGTTTTTTCTTTAGTATATGTAGCACTTCCCCATTTCTTTTGTAATGAAATAGGTAAATCTGTTTCATTTAAACCATTATTTACAAATGAAGTAACTCTTCGTACATCAACTCCTGGTATCTTACGATATCTATACTCTTCCAAACTCTTTAACCATTTATAAACTTCTTTTACAGCAATTCTTTTATTAACGGATTCTTTAACTGGTGTAACATCATCTACTTTAGTTTTATAAAGAAACGATTCTTTCATCCATTTTTTATATGTTGATATACTCATAATAATCTCCTAAATATAAATATCATTCTATTGACTTTACACTACTTAATTTTACCCAAAGCCTTCTGTGCGGTCTGTAATAATTTAATTGCCTGTTTTGGATTACCATAAACACCCTCATCTTCAGCGTCATGATGTTCTCCAATCATCCACTCAATTTGTTCTTGAGCCTTTCTCAAATGCTCTGAAAATGGTCTTGCTACTATTTCCTCAATTTGTTCAGGTGATTTAAACGAATGAACATAAGGATTAGAATGAACTTGTCCCATTGAAATTGATGTTTCACTTAATAAGTCTTTCAATTTAATCATTATTACTTGCCGCTATGCTTTATTTCAGTTTCTAAAAATCCCTTTAATACTTTTCTTTTATACATTGCATTATAAGCAGCTTGTGCATCACCTTTTTTGACATATTTAGATATTTCAGCAATATATCTTTGAATACTTCCTTGCATTTGTTTTCGTGTCATCACACCAAATCCAGGTATTTGAACTTTTGCATCCAAAGATGTTTCAACTCCTCTTTTTGGAGCAGTAATTTTTGCCTCCCTAACATATTTGACTAAGTTTTTTAAACTAATCATAATTATACTTCCATGACTTTATATCGTCTATTAGTTGAATCAGCAGCATCTAATTGTGCCATTTTTGTATTAGCAGCACTTT